AGAAACGTTCTAAGCGTCGTTCGATAACTCTTGTTCGCAAAGTAAATTCAAATTAACAACAACTAACTGTGCGTAGGAAACTGCGTGTGCCTGTTTAAAATAATAACTTTCATCTTTAGGTTTAATCCAAACATCTTCTGCGACTTCTTGCCATGTCTTGCCTATTAGATGTCTTTTTGCTGGACGTATCACACTAAGAAACATAGCCAGTCTTGGAATTGAATCAATTGGTTCTGGCATCTTCAACATAGTATCATAGTGATTGTTGACGTGTATTAATTGTTCGCATACTTTTGGATCATATAGTTTAGTCCAATCTGGTTCACGCATAAGCTCAACAAGATGTTGCTCATCTCTAACACTCTTATAAACATTTACGTTGAGTAAATCTAGTTTTTGATATCCTCTGTCTTCTGCTACTTTATGATCAATACTGGCCCAACCTGTAAATGGATCTTGTGGTATTTCTGTAGCATACACACCAGTGTTATGTTTGACTAGTTCACCGTCACGCATAATACTTGCTGGTATAGTATCAAACAATGCTAGTGCTTGATCTCTATCTGCAAAGTCAATATCAATGTCTGACTTGAACTTTACTGTCATAGTCCTGCCTCTTTCAATATCTTTTTGACCCACTCAGTGTCTGCCATATAGTCTATAAACTTACGTTGCCAATACTCTGGATCTATTGTTGGAAGTATAATCGCAACTTGTTCATCATTAAGTCTATCAAGAAACTCAACCCCACTATCACAATTAAAAACGATCCAAGGACTAACGCGGCCATTAGATATATGATGTATAATACGGTTAGTGGAACCATAGCGAAAATAATCACGGAGTCCGGCCACTCCATCGGATGTTTCATCTACATACTCCTGCATTTCAGTTAAAGCACGTTCTAGTGCATCTTGTACTGCTTCTTTACGAATATATGTTGCAAGATACTCTGCATACACAGATTCCTTGCACCAATGATCTAATTTTTTATTTTCCTTAATAACCCATTCAATAAACATTTTAGGATTAACTGCACGAATATCGATAATGTGTCTGCCAAATTTAATAAAAGCCATATAGTACGGACTTTTAGCAAAGTCCTGATACGTTTTCATTTTAGCAGAACCTTGTGTAAGTTCATAGAAGCGTAAGTAAGCCTGCATACCCATTTGTACACCTACTTCTTTTTCTTGTTGTTGTCTGCGTTTTTGTTCGCACATGTGCGCCGCAAGGGTGCTTTCCCTGCGGAATGATTTTTCACAGTACTTACACTTATAACTCGGCTTTGATTGATTTGTCATCATATCCGAGTTCTTTCGCCATGTCTCTAAGATCTCGTTTACCATTGATTTTTGCTAATAAGTCTATCTCGTCTTGTTTCATATTAGGATACAGTTTAGCCAAAAACTTCTGACTTTTGTTATCCCCCTCTTTTTTCTTTGTCTTTAACCAGTAATGAAATTGATTGCCCATGCCAGGTGACACTGTGGTACAGCATAACCATTGTAGTTTAGTATGGCGATTAATATCAAAGAAGTACTTGTTAACACGTTTATTTGTAGCTATCAAATAATAGGCCTGTAGATCTACTCCGCCACCTACATTAGCACCATACTTTAACATTAGATATGTTGAAAACTTTTTCTTTTCCTCATCAGTAAATTTATCATAGTAAGCACGATCTTTACGATCAAATGCCGCCATTTCATTACCAATATATAATGGATCTTGATTTCTACTCATTAGTTATTTTTTATACTATACCCTATTATTGTAACAGTACTTTCAAGTGTTGCCAACCTATTTTGTAACCGATCAATTTGACTCTGTTGTGAATCAATTACTCTTTGCATAGCATCAACTACTTCACTGTTTTCCCGTAGTTGTTTATCATGCTTCATTAGATTTGGTCTTGGTCCATTATATTTTCTTTTAGGTTTGGTTTTAAACTGTGCTGGATTAATTGCCATTATTGTCCTCCTCTTTACTTAAATGATATACAGTCATCATTTGATCTACTATTGCTTTCAGTGCCGGATGTGTTTCGGCTTGAGCTTTAATATCTTTCCAAGTGACTTCTTGTTTAAAAGATTTTTCCCATTCTGTACTAAAGATGGCGTCATTATCATCAGTCCACGTATATGTTGGCTCATACTCATCACCTAACCAATGCTTGTCTACTATTTCACTTAGGAAATCATTGTATTCGACATCTGTGATATCTATATCGTCATCACCCATTCGTACTAACTCCTTGGTTTCTGGTTTACCTATTTCATGTCTAAACACTGTTTCGCCTTTGTCGGGCGATTCATAAATGTACGGTGGTTCAGATTTTTTCATATTACCATATTTTACTGTAATTAACTATTTCACTTTGTCTTGATATATCTTTCACAAAGTGAGCACACAACGGCCCTGGTTCATTTGAAATTGGAACACTCAATAACTGTCCTGGTTTAAGTTTAGGAAAAAACCATTTTACATCTTGATAGATATCCAATATTTCAACTTCAAAAAACTCTGGTCTATAACTGCTCAATGGATTAAATGTAAATGCAGAAAAGCCTCTGTCATTAATGGATGTCAATGGCACTACTTCTAAATCACCTTGATCAGCTTCACCTATTAGTATTTGCCAATCCACTGGCATCTTAAGTACATAGTCATTAATTTTTAATACCAGAGCAGGACTATTAAATGATTCTAAAAAGATTAACGGAATAAAATAATAGTCAGGATTTTTAGGATCAGAATTATCTAGTATACTAAAACGTAAATCATCAATTTCCTCTGGTATTTCGTTCATTTCAAATGCTTGATTTTCTAGTGTTAGTATATTCATCTTTGTAATATTACTCCTGCATCCTCTGCTTTAATTTTATAGCCATTGGCTAATAGAAATGGAACTACTGCTCCACATTTGCCTGTAAAGGCGTCATTGGGTTTGTATCTATAGGTATCGTCACATATAATAACTGCATCAGCACTCATAAAAGGCAACAGATACATCATTTGTTTTAGATGTTCAGTTTGACTGGCAACATTGTTTAATGTTAAATCTCTTTTTGCATACCACTCAATTTGTCGTTGCATCCAGTCTGGACGTGTTCTATCTGGAAAGTTATCTATATCTGGATCCCAATCCCAATCAAAATTGTCTAGATACAAAACTTTAATTCTTCTACCTAGTTTAGGCATTACTCGTTCTGCAAATAAACTTCCGGGCATATTATAAAATATTAACTTATCTAATAGGCTTTTGTCAAGCTCTATTGGAATACTTTCATTAATATCAACTGTATAAAATTTTGTTTTGTATTTTTCTGCTAGTAAAGTAAAGTATGCTGTTGATCCTTCACCTCTTTCACTGCCTATTTCAACAATACATTCACCATATTGACTAATTGATGTAACATACTTTTCAGTATATTGATATGGTCTCATTCCCATTATTGCCAGTCTACCTTTTCCACTATAAATGGATAGTTTGCTTCTCGATAAAATTGTTTGCGTTTTGTTAAATGTCTTTTGGCAAACTTACATGTTGATGTTATATCCCAAATCTGCACAAAATCTTTATCCTCAGCTTTTCTAATGCCTCTACCAATTGACTGAATAACACGTACAAAAGATTTGCCAGGCTCAACGAGAACAAGATTAAAAATCCTAGGGATATTAATACCAACAGCGGCAACACCATACGTGGCGACAATAACCTTTCCATCCATAGTTGCGACTTCGTCATATTCATCTTTCCTATCCTTTGCTTTGGTTGCACCTGATACAAATACTGCATCTTTAATACGTTTAACTAGTTCCTGCCCTGGGGCAATTCTATCAACTAATATAAGTGTGTTTCCTGTTTCTCTTATTGATTCTACTAAACTACTTATATAGCCAAGCCTGCCGTCGGTTTCTAATAGATATCGCAACTCATCTTGATAACTTTTATATTCAACATGATCTACTAACTGTAGTACATTCACATGACAGTTTGCTAGAACACCTTGATCCTGTAATTCACTTGCTGACAACCTACCAAGCACATCACCAATTGAGCATCTTAAACTAACAAATTCATATTCTTCTTTAGGTACCGTACCTGTTAGTCCCCAACGAATAGGTATGTGTGCCATTACTCCTGTTAGTAGAGTTTTAAGAGCATCTGCTTTAGCCATGTGTACTTCATCTACCATGACACAGACTACGTCTTGTAGGAACTCACCTATTGTAATGTCTACTTCGCGATTACGTGAACCTTTTAGTAAAATATTTAGACTCTGCCAAGTACAAATAGTATGTGTACGTCCAAACTCTTTACGGTCACCAAAGTACACACCAACGTCTAAGCCCATGTTAATATAGTCTGCTTCTGTTTGTGTAACTAGGCTTTTGTTTGGCACAATAACAATGGTACGACCATGTTCTTCACATCTATGACTCAGCACTGCTGTACATAGAGTTTTACCTGCACCTGTAGCAATTTCTTGTATACTCTGTGGATTTTCTAAAAACTTATTGATAACATCAACTTGATAATCACGTAACATGATTGGCTGTCCTGCCATTGGATGCTTGTCTGGCCACTTAACATGACTGTAACTTGTTTCTTCTACCGGTTCTAATTGAAACTGTGTTTGGTATTCTCTAAGGTCTTCAACATCAACTCCATATCCCTGACTATCTAAATAAGGAAGTATATCTGGTAGTAGATTAATAAACGTTGATCCACCTAGTTGAAAGAATCCTACTTTACCATCCCATCGGCCTAGTCTAACTGCTGGCATGTAACGAGCACCAGGAATCTCATACTTAAATCTATTAGTAAGTTCTTTACGTTCATGTAAGTCAAGTCCTTCTATCTTAACATTAACTTCATCTTTAATTAACAGTGTTACATTC